CGTCTAGGTTACGGGAAGCCCTCTCGAATAGTTCGAGATCCCACCTTAGTACAGAGGCACACCCCTGCACGTCAGCTGATGACACATTTCAGCCTAGGAGATTTCACATACAATACAAGACAACACGATGTGTATACATGCACGTCTCCACGCTGCTTGCAATAGCCCTTAACGCTGTCCAGGCGTAACCTCAAGGGTTTCGGGAATATGGTAGCTTTGTGGAGCACACTCAATCTGTTTATTTAGTATGTTGCATTGGAATTATACTCGGTAATACGTCCGTACATCACGGTTCCAGATAACGACGTGAGCGACGAAATGGCCCAGGTGATGTTACGGGTGCTTGAAGTGGGTGCAATACGCACTACTGCCACTGACACGGCACTACTGGAGCCAGCGGCGTTAACCTGGCTAGAAAAAGCCACGGTAATACCAGACCCCAGGTTGATGCCACTCGACGAAAGGGCAGATAAACCAGATCCACTGAATGCAACAAGGTACGTGCCCTGCACCTCACCACTCACAGCAAAGCCCGATACTGTGGCCACAATTCCATTGATGGAACTGTAACGTGTATTAATGTCGAACGGCGCTGGGGCGGTTACGGCTGTACCTTGGCCAAGGATTGATGCTGTCAACGAATTCTCAGTGTTGATCGAGGCTAGTTTCGGTTTCTTTAGTTCGATCTCGTAGGTGCACCATAGATCTCCAAGCACGTTACCGGTTGCTGGACACCCGGTAGTGCAGACTGTGGTGACACCCAAATCATACATCAGGATGTTCTCCGAACTAGACACACTAGAATTGCGTACATACTGCACATTGAACGGATTTTCCTTGGGATCGCATTCAATTGGATGGCAAAACGTTTCTGAAGGTCGGGCCTCCGTTGCCCAATACTCATTCATCATCTCAATCTTGCTTGCTGGTGCAGCTTCCGTAGCCCGATACGAAGTCTGAATCATCACACTACCCAAAGCGGGATTGGTCGAATTAACGGCCATACCACTCGTGGGGACGTAGTGAAAGATCATCCCTCGGATCTTGTACTCAGTATATTGCGCTGCGATAGCGCTCAACCAAGGGAAGGTGGACTGGTCACCTGGGTTCAATGGGTACCGCTTCTGGACGACAAAATCTGTCGAACCACGGATCTCTCCCAAGAACTCCTTGTGGCGCACAATCACACTCTGGCCATCCTTATGCATTGCTGGGATGGTACCATCAGGCTTGACGGAAGACAATAGGGAATTGGAGGACACCACATAGTCCCCCTGACCCAACCACTTACTTACCATGGCTCCAATTCCGCTTCCTGCGGCGGATCCGAGCCCTGGATTTCCGAGGTACCCACCAAGGGCACCCCCACCGAGACCACCAAGAGCGCGCAGAGCACGCCCCACGGCGGTAACTTCATTCTTCTTGCTGCGGGCAGGCAATGCTTGGACTCGCACCTGCCGCACTACTCGCTTTTTCTGTTGCTTAGGCATGACAATCAATACAAACGTTTCTGATTGTCATCGGACCTACATCGGCGCCCATGCGATGTCGCCAATACCCTCCACCAACTCAACCTTGCTCTCTACAGTCCACGAGCGGTAGTACTCTTCCATGGCCACCTGTTCGTCGGGGGTTACTCCAAACGCCTTGTAGAAGGAGACTCGAGTGTCGTCGACGACCACACTCTCCTTACTCTCCATTCCAATGCTCATCATCCGCGACCCGGATTGCATGAACACAGCGTTGGCCATGTTTGAGGGTTTACCATTCCTCATGTACGCTTTGTACATCTCCTGGAAAATGGGAACCCCGCTGGTCAATGCTAGGCCACACTCGCCTACTGCATATAACCACGACTGCAATGCCCCTACTTCCGTTAGGGGGAACAAGCACAGACTGTCCTTTTCACGAGCCGACTTGTAGTTGCGCACCATGCGCCACTCATCCGCCACCATCACAGGGTGGGTTTGGCAGAACTCAATCTGCTCGAACTCGTACACCGGCTCCTCCACTACCATGGTGAAACCTAAGGACTTACTGTACTCAGCGAAACCTTTCGAAAACTGTCCAAGGTCCCGTCGCTCCATAATCACAACACAATCATCACCATTGTTAGCTAGTTTTGCTCTGACTCCGCACTTGCGGAGCCAGCACCAAACAATTGCACACATGATAATGCTGTTGCCCAAACTCGTGTTCATGTCCCCTGAACCACGACCACCGGCAGTGTGGTACTTAATCTTGCCATCATGGCAGTAAGATAACCCAACATTGTGTAGTTGGAACTTGAGCATGCGTGCCAATTCTTTGTCTTTAAAGAGCATGTTGTAGAGGGAGTGCTCCCACTCCAACAACCCCTTATCGACACTGGCATCAAACCGCGATGCATCTAGTCCCACAGCGACTGGGTCCACGAAACAATCCCACAGGAGCCTCATCTCTTTACCCATGGCAATGGCGTTTAGCCCTTTGAACACGACGTATCGTTGTTTAAAGACTTTGGCCATCGCCCGAAAGATAGGCTTTTCCTCATGCTTCAAGTACCTCCCAACACCTATGTTAAAAACGGGGTGTCTGGGTTGGATACATCTGGGGGATTTGTTCCATGGAACCTTCTCAACTTTCATGAAGGTGGAAAGAAGCGCATGACACTTCTTAACTCCACCATCCAGGTATTCGCTCAGGTTGTTCTGGTATATGGTACGCTTGCGTCCCGTATATGAATCGACAAATTCTTGTGGATCAACAGGTTTACAGGTCCGTCCCATAGCCTTCACAACTCCGATTTTGAAATCTCCAAGTAGAGACTGATAGTAAGCATAACTCTCCATCTGTCTCCTAATCAATTGGCCATTAATCTTGGCGTAGATCATACGCTCAAGGATGGCCGCACACGTTGTCATGACATCAGCTGCGTTCGTACACAGCGTGCGGTCATTGGGGGAGACTCCCCCTACCGCATATACGAACCGCTCCTTCTCGGCCTCTTGCCTCCAGTGGATGGCCAACCCCGCATAACGTGGTGTCTCCTTCTTCAACTGCTCCCAAGTGAATTCACTGGGTGCATGGTTCACAGAAGGCACCTTGTATATATGATGCGGTTCATCCACCTTGGCAGGGCCTCCCTACGCCAGGCCTATTGAGCGGGCGAGCTTTCTGCTCCACCGCTCCACCCGACTGAGGTGTTCATCAAACCGGTTGCTGAGAACAGCCTTGTATGCAGCGACCGTCACGCCAGCCCGCAGCTCAGCCGCAGACTCTACGAAGGTCATTTGCACCACATATGGCAGCATCTCCGCCCGGTGAGATGGGCGCACTCCATGGTTCTTCATCAACCCATGGGCATAGTGCCAAACAGCCTTATGGTTAGCCTCAGTCACCTTCGGCGTTCCAAACTTGGCTTTGCACTCATCCAGCACCTTGCGAATGTACACGGTCCTTTCCGGCTGGTGGACTCCGCGACTTTCACGCACCTCAAGGCGTGGGGTTGAATCCTTAATGGGAAGGACAACCTCTTCACCCAACTGGCCTTCTTCGGTGCCCTCTGCTCCAGAGCACTCGGGTGAAGTCACACCCTGCCGTTGCTGTAGACCACCAGCCTGGTCAATCGGCATATCCACAACGCATTCCTCGGCCAGTACCTCGATACTAGCCGCATCAGCCACTTCAAGCGCTGTTTCATCATCGGGCCTGCGGAAGTAGTAGATGTACAGGTCCCGTAATGTCCAAGCCACGTAGGCGGTCGCCACAACCAACCCCACCTTTTCCATGGTGGTGTACGGCTTATAGCTGCGCACTAACGCGGTAGAGGGGGGGGTCCATCTACAAACCCCATCCCTGGAAACGTGTGCCACACGCTTAACCAACCGGATGGCACCGGTTAGTCCCGTGGGCGGCATATAACTCACAATAGACACAGCGTGGTTGAGCAGAGGGGTTGGACAAACCCCTACAACGCTGTGGAACATGCGAATCGCGTGGACACTCATACCGATTTCTCGACCCAATAGTTTTG